AGTACAAATTAAAAATATATAAAAAAAACACATATTTTTTATACTAGAGCAGTATATGAGATTTTTCCGTCATTAGCGTCATTACCTTCAAAAAATCCCTTTGTTATACGGAATTTTGAATGACGGAAAATTTTCGCTAGCGTCATTTTCTGTCATTTATCGTCATATTACAAATTTTTAATATTATGTAACATTATAAAGCATCAGTTTAATGAAAGGAGATATAGCAATAATTAATCTTTACTGCGGTAATAATTAATATTTACTGTGGTAATAATTAATATTCCGCTATTAAATATCTATGACTACCAAACCGAATAAACCAGACCCTACCAAGCATTCGAATAAACACCCACTCCCTTATAGCGAGCGTCAGAAGACCTACCCCCTAGCGTGTGAGGTGTCCAAAAATGACCCCTCCCACCCTTTGCATGACATCCCTGACGAGCAGATCAAAAATCCGCAGGCTTTTCCGGGTACTTATTCACTTAATCAAGGTACTCACAAACTTCAGCAATCGCAGAAGAACAAGGCAACTCGGAAAAATGCTCTCCGAAAGGATGCGGATAGAAACCGAGAGCTTACTCATTCGCTCAAGGAGTTTGCTTTTCTGCCATCGACTAAAGACCCCGTTGAAGTGCAGTATCGAATGAAAATGTACTTCGATTATCTGGAACATACGGGCAGTTTCCCACTGTTTGAAGAAGTCTGCTACACCATCGGTTATTCAACCAAAACAGTGAATAACTGGCTGATGGGCAGAAGCCATCCGTCAGACCTTTCGAATGAAGTTGTGGATTTCCTCGGAAATATGAAGAGATTCTGTCAGGCGATGATTTCAAGGAAAGCGGTTGAGGGAGAAGTCAACAACGCAATTTATATTTTTATGTCAAAGAATTGGTATGAAATGAAGGACCAGACCGAAACAGTAGTGCAGCATACTGATTCCAGGACTCGAAAGTCGAACGAAGAAATTATTGAAATTTTGAACGCTGACATAGTAGAAATTTGACCGAAAGCGTAGTGCAATTTGACGAAAATAGTAGTAGGGGAGTATTAAGGTGGAAAACATAAAATAATTTAAAAAAAATGTACATTTGCAACAAATGTTCGAAATAATTGTTCGTTCCCCCTGGAATTTGTTCGATCATTTTTTCGTTCGGAATAAATGTTCGAATAAACCGGATCTGCCGGATCCCTGCATTTTAGCGAATCCCTGGAGCCGTGTTATTTTATCTGAGGCGTGTTTTAAAGCGTTCAAACGGCGTTTAAATGGATTTTATGCTTTAAACGTGTAATTATTCACTTGAGATTTTAAACCGCTTAAAACGGCTCTCAGAGCGTCTTATAAAAAGCTACAATTCCAGGAAATCGCTATATTATAAAAATAACGGCATGAAATGGATTTTTACGCCGTTTTATATGATCTTAAGGTTTTTATATATATGAGATCAAAAAAAGGCGGTTATTAAATAACCGCCATGATAAAAAATAAACTTATTATAAATGGACTCAATGTAATTGATATTAATAGGAATAATATTTTTAATAATAATCTCATGTTTCCAGATCCTCCCGTTTTTTTAATAACATACCTTTATTTTTTCAAATTCATGATCTATTTCTATTATTTCATGAGGCTTGAAACCGGTATTTAATAAAATCGGTAAAACATCCTTTTCTGTTTCTGCTTGAATTGTTGTTCTCAATATTTCCTCGATCATTGACCCCTTATGTATTCTATTTATTTGGTAATATTTCATTTTTTTTAACCTCCGTTTTAATATAAATTTGTTCCATTTTCATAATATATATTGTTCCATAATATAGCTAATTCTATTGATTCTTTTTTAGTGTCTGTTATTGTTACGTTGTAAATCTCTTTAGGTAATGCACCTAATAAATCACAATTATTATGATGTACATAATTATAAGAATAAAATTTGTTATTTCTTTTAATCGTAAAAATCATATATGTATTTTTTTTCATTGTAACACCTCCGATTTTTAAAATGCCACTTTCCAGGATTTTAAAAGCTATTTAAAAAATTTACTCTCAATTGTAATATATTTCCGTCAATCTGTGATTGAGTTTCATATTTTGAAATAAAATTGTATACACTTTTACGGGATCTCATAAAACCGTAAAAATCAGCTAATTGGATCCAATAAAATGTATGATTGAGTGTTATTTCCGCATATACCTTTTTACATAAGTTATTACAAAGGTATACATTAAAGATCCGTACCTTTTCAAAATATTTCAAATCGGAATTATTTTCCTCTTTTAAACATGTTATTACCGCGTTACGCGTGTCGGCGTTTAATTTCCCGTGTAAATAATCCGCCGTGCAATAATCCGCTAATCTTTTAATTTGTTTTTTTGTGTTTTCCCTTTTTTCATATACAGTCATTTTTTTAACCTCCGATTATTCATAATATTTATTGTTTAATTGTTCAAATTCATCATCAATATATAAATTACCTTTAAATAGGATTATTTCCTTATTTTCAGCCGGTTTTAAAGCGTCAAATTTTAATTTCGCACTTTCCAGGTTTTTATAATAAGTGATTTTTAAAAGATCATCATTATTAGTTTCTAAGATTATAAAAACATCTGTTTCAATTAGCGCGTCAGCTAATGAATAATAATAATCAATCATATATTCACGAATTAAAACATCTTGTGTTATAGGATCTGACAGATCAATTGATCTGTCAAAATTATTAAAACATCCGTATTCCTCACACGCCTCAAATAATAGATCCTCATTACCGGTTAAATATTTAAGGGCTGTTTTTCTGTCTGTATAAGATCCCGTTTTATTGCCCGTGATGTTATAATCAAATAATGTATCATATACAAAGCCGGATATATCATCATATGATTTGCCGTCATTTAAAAGCTTTATAATTTCATCTATTAAATAATCATTAATTACCTTTTTAATATCATTTTTAACCGCTATTTCATAATTATATTTTTTCATTGTAACACCTCCGATTTTTAAAATGCCACTTTCCAGGATTTTATAATAATGTAATAAAATACTCTGTTATTAATTCCGTGGTATTATTCCATATTGATGTAAAATTTTCATCCATATATAACCAAATTGCCATGTCAACATGTTTTTCAAAATCATATTTTTTAAGATCTATGAAACCTATATTTACAGCCTCATTCATGTAATAATTAAAATCATCAATTTCATTATTGATTATTTCGTACTTTTCAGAATAATAAAGCGGAAAATAAGCGTCAATAATATCGTCTCTATAAAGATCGAATAGATCCTCCATTTCATATTCTGTATAATATTTGATATCTTTTATTAATTCATCTTTTTTTAGCGTGTCAAATTCCGGTATATCATCGAAAACATTTTCAATTAGATCAATAAAAATATTATAGTCAAATAATATATCTTGCATTTGATCATTGATTTTATAATCCCTTACAAAATCATTAAAAACCGCCTTTTTTTTAAATTCTTTTTTTGTCGTCATTTTTTCGACCTCCATATTTTTTTATTTTGACTTTTTAAGTCACTAACAATATAACACGCTAATAATTTATCTGTCAAGTATTTTTTTTCAATTTAATAAATTAAAATTTCATCTTTTTTTATTTCATGCTTTTATTTTTTGATAAAAAATTTTTTATAGCGTCATTCCAGGAAAACAAAAAAAAATTAATACCCGCCGGCATGGATCCGGTTAACAGATCATCAAAAAAAAGCTAAAAAAACCGGTTTTTAAGTGTTCGATCATCCCGCTCCCCTTTTTTCAGGATTTTTTCGAACAAATCTCAACCTCCTCACTAAATTTTTCACAAAAAGGGGTTGACAGATAAACCAAACTGTTATAATATGTATTTAACAAAAACATATGAGAGGTTGGTAAAGTAAGATGAAGTTAGCATACGTAAGGGTTTCCACGAAGGAGCAGAATACTGACAGACAGATTGCAAAGATGAAGGAGTTAGGCGTTGACGAAAGGAACATATTCGTTGACAAGATGAGCGGTAAGGATTTCGACAGAGAAGAGTATCAGATGATGAAGAGGATGCTCCGTAAGGGCGACTTACTGTATATAGATAGTCTTGACAGACTTGGAAGAAACTACGAGGGGTTAATAGCCGAATGGAAAGACATCACGAGAAACATCGGAGCAGACGTGGTTGCTCTGGACATGAAAGACGTGTTTGATAGCCGTAAGTTCCGTGAAATGGGAGATTGCGGAAAACTGATGGAAGATCAGATGCTTTCGTTATTAAGTTGGGTCGCTGAAAAGGAAAGGTTGAGCATCAGAAGAAGACAGGAGGAAGGCATCAGAATGGCGAGAGAACGTGGCGTTCAGTTCGGAAGACCGGTAGTAGTGGTTGACGAGCAGGATATAATTGAAGCAGCCGAAAGAGTAAACAGTGGAGAAAGCACTGTAAAGAAGGAATGTGAAGAGCTAGATATCAGCAGGCAGACGTTCTACAAGAGGGTTAAGCAGTATGGAATCGAACTGCACACGAAGAAGGGTAGAAGAGCGATGATAGAAATCCCGAGAGAAGACGTTGAAAGGGTATACGGACTTTGGAAGATTCGTGAGATGACCACGAAGGAATGTGCAAAGACGTTAGGAGTCAGCACGAAGACATACTACGAAATGCTGAATAAGTACGGGATAAGATAATCCCGCAGGGATAAGTGCCGATAAGTACGGAATAATTAATAAGTGCCGAAGTGCCGATACGTATTAAGTTACGTGTCGGTATTTTTTATTGGAGGTATTTAAAGTGAAGAAGAAAAAAGGCAGAGGCGGAGATATATATGACAGAATCCGGAAGCGTGGCGACTTCGGGTTATGGCTCGATTGGTGCATGAACAACGAGGACTACGAGTTCGGCAGAATCGGATTGAACGAAATCAGGAAACGCATTAATGAGTATGTAAAAGACGGAAAGATAAATGAGGCTATGGAGTTAAATCAGGGATTATATCGTGACTATCTGAAGTGGCTTGCACCGAGATACTTCGATGAGTATATGATATACCTCGAGATTGACAGACCGCCTGCGGAAAGATTCTATGCACCGAGGAGAAGCATTCTGAAAATGGTAACTGACGCTCTTCAGGATTTAGTGGACGATAAGCTTGATGAAGTTTTCTTGCATATGCCACCGAGAGTCGGGAAAACAACGATAATGTTATTTTTTCTGACGTGGCTAGCAGGAAGATCTCCGGAATTGAGTAATCTGTACAGTGCATATTCAAGTGGTATCACGGGTGCAATGTACAACGGGGTTTTGGAAATAGTAAATGATCCCGTGACGTATAAATGGGCGGAGATATTCCCCGGTGTTGATATTGTAAAAAAAGACGGATTGGAAACTACGATTGACTTCGGAAGGAAGAAAAGATATCCGACAATCACTTGCAGATCGGTTCACGGAACTCTGAACGGGCAGTGTGATGCAAGAGGGGTACTGATAAGCGATGACCTGATTGAAGGGATTGAAGAAGCGAACAACAAGGACAGACTCGCAAAGGCTTGGCAGATAGTGGATAACAACCTTATAACGAGAGCAAAGGAAAGGTGCAAGGTTGTGTGGATGGGTACTAGGTGGAGTCTGTTTGATCCACCGGGGGTACGTCTGGACTTGCTTGACGGAAACGAGAAGTATAAGTCGAGAAGGTATAAGGTTATAAATCTGCC